GCTGCTGTAGATATCTTTACCTGTGGCAATCATACCAATCCAGATGTTGCTTGCAGATTTATGGCAGACATGCTAGAATCTAAACATCCAATATTCACCGTCATTTATAGAGGAATCTAATGGAAATTGTTGCTTATACAAACCCAGGATGCAGTCATTGCACCACACTTAAAAAACTTTTTAAGAGAGCATTGGTTAATTATACAGAAGTAACAGTTGGAAGAGACATTAATTTTCAATTGTTTCAGCAAAAGTTTCCAAAAGCTAATGGATATCCTTATGTAATTATAAATGGAGAAGAGATCGGTGGTCTCGTAGAGACTGCTAAACTATTTTTAGAAAAAGGATTAGTTGACCCACCCAAAAAATAATATGGCAAAAGTAAATGATGAAATTTATAATATTGTTAACACAGCAATAGATCTAGCAGTTACTTCTCAAAAATATCAATTAAATTTTTACAGTTTTCTTAAGTCTGAAGATATTAAGAGACCAGAAATTTTATCATTTTTAAATAGCTCATTAGTTTCTCAAATAAAAGATGAAATTTCTCATCTTGATTTGTATCTTGATGGTGGTCCAGATGTTGCTGACTTAAGAGAGGTTTATGGATGGATGGGAAAACCACGAGCAAGAAAATATAAAGAATACTTGGTGAAAATAATTGAAGATGCGGAGAAGTATGACTACGAAAGAAGACCTGGGAGAAAACCAGGAAGCAAAAATAAAAAAAAATCAGTTGCCGCTGCAAATAAATAAGGGTGTGGAGTTAATGCTTCGGAGGAAGGAGACAAATTTGCCAGACAAGACTGGTATTATCTTTAGTAAAACTTTTACAATCCTCCGTAAGACATTCAGGATAACTCTAGAGAGTCTCTGAGGATTGACAGAATCAATTTAAAGGAGTAGAATCATGGAAGCAACAGCACCGTTTTTGTTCATTGCTTTTTTCCTTACTGTTGGTGCCTTTATCCTAGGGGGTGTATTAGTATGGAATCTCAAAGACATTTTTGATATGTGGTACGAGAATGCTGGTTATGCCAAGCACGTTTTACATCCAGAAATGTTTGATGAAAATGGTGAAATGTATAGAGATGACCTATTGAGAGTCACATTTGTAGACGATGAAGAGTATGACGACGAGGACTAAATGATTCTAATCGATATGAATCAGATTATGATTAGTAATTTGATGATGCAATTAAAGATGAGTGTATTGAATGAGAATCTAGTTAGGCATATGGTGCTTACTGGGTTACGCTCTTATGAAAAACAATACAAAGATCAATACGGGGAAATGGTCTTAGCATATGACAGTAAACATTACTGGCGTAAAGAAGCATTTCCTCATTATAAACAGAATAGAAAGAGAGATCGAGAAGCATCTGAATTAGATTGGAATGCCATCTTTGAAGTCCTGAATAAAATTCGGGATGAGATCAAACAATACTTTCCATACAAAGTAGTGGAAGTATATGGTGCAGAAGCAGATGATGTTATCTCTTCACTGGTAAAACACCAGGCAAAAAACAATATTAAACTACACAAAACAGGGCAATCTCTTGAGAAAGTTTTGATTTTATCTGGGGATAAAGACTTCATTCAATTACAACGGTATCCGTTTGTAAAACAATTTAATCCTATTTTGAAAAAAGAAATTAAACATGACAACCCCAAAGAATACATTCTCGAACATATCCTTAGAGGAGATAAGTCAGATGGCATACCTAATTTCTTATCTGACGACGATACGTTTGTGGTAAACAAAAGACAGAAACCTATAAGTAAGAAAAACTTAGAAAAGTGGGTGAAGATAGACCCATCTGTTTTCTGTAATACAAAAGAGTTGATGAATAACTATGAAAGAAATAGAAATTTAATTGACCTTACACGTATTCCTAATGATATTGAAAACAAAATTCTCGATCAATATCTATCACTAAATAATCAAGACAAGCAAGTGCCTCTTGAATATTTTAAAGAGCACCAACTTAATGATTTGATGCAGGAATATTATTTCCGCAAGAATACATTGACCTTTAATAGTAACTGATATGAAACTTTTAATTTCGGAAATTCTACAGAAAGTAAATAACGCTAAGACTAAAGCAGAGAAAAGTAAGATCCTGCAAGAGAATAATTCACAAGCTCTTCGCAGTCTTTTTATTTGGAATTATGATGATAGTGTGGTTACACTTCTTCCTGAAGGTGATGTGCCGTATCGAAAAAATCCTGCAGCAAAAGGTCTTGATCATACCTACCTTGAGAATGAGCAACGTAAGTTTGCTTACTTTGTAAAGGGTGGCATGAATGTTAGCAACATGAAACGTGAAGAAATTTTTATTGGATTACTTGAAACTCTTCATGCTGAAGAAGCAGAAGTATTGTGTGCAGTAAAAGATAAAGCACTGCAAAAAAAATACACTCGTATTTCAAAGACACTAGTTCAAGAAACATTCCCTAATATTCAATGGGGTAATCGTTCTTGAATATCAAAATCCTACATCAAAATTGTGATCCAGCATTAGCAGAAGATAGAACTCTTCCTTATAACGCATATATTGTGAAGTATATTGATGACGAAGTATACTGTTATGATATAGTAATTTCAAATAAACAAGCGGATATTTTTGATTACTATTGGGATAGATATAGAGAAAGACTTATCAAGTTTAAGCAAACTGAAGGGCGGGTCAATCCAAAACTTTGGGACAATAAACCAAAAGAAGAAAAGAAAAGGAGGTAAAGATGCCTATTATAATTAGTAACGAAGGAGGTGAAAATATTTTAAAATATTCTCTGGGTATTTCAACAACAACTGAAACTTTAAAATTAAAATTATATAGTAATAACGTTAGTCCCACTCCCCTCACAGTAGTTGGAGATTTTACTGAAGTAACTGGTGGCGGTTATGCTGAGAAACCTTTAGATGCTTCCAATTGGACAGTTACTGGTAAAGTTGCATCAAGCAATCCGCAATTGTTTACCTTCACATCTAGTATTGGTCAAATTTATGGGTATTATTTAGTTGGTGCTACCAGCAATAAGTTAATTGCTTCTGAGAAATTTACTTCTGGTCCATTTAATATTGCTAACAATGGAGATAGTATTACGGTTACTGCTACTATTAGTGTTAGTTGACATGATTAAATAATTCTGCTAAACTAAATTCATAATATTGAGGTAAAAATGTCCGAAGAAATTGTAGATGTATCTTCACAAGAAGTACCGCTCACTCCTGTAGAAACTGTTGATGATAATGGAGTAATTATTCCTGATCCGCAACTTGTTGAAAATGTTTCTGAGGCAGGTCTTCAAGAAATTAAAGCAAGGCGGGAAGAAATAGCACAAATGATTCCCCCATATCCTTCTGAATGGCAAGATGCTTCAGAAAATCTAGACTCAGAGGATTCAGATGAATCATTTTCTGAATCATCAACACCTTCTGTGATGGCAAACTTTAAAAAAGATGAAATTAATAAACTTATAAAAAAATATAAAAAGTATCTTCGTAGTAACCTGTCAGAAATCCGTCGTCTAGAATCTTAATTATGAATGTATCTTTAGTATCAGTGACTCCCGATGCAGAAAAAACAATGGCATATGTTGCTAGAGTTAGCAACCCTGCGAATCAAGACAACGAAAACTATGCCAAGTTGCTTGCTTATTGTATTAAGCATAATCATTGGTCTGTTTTTGAGCAAGCTCATATGACCCTTGAGATTGAAACCTCTCGTGGTATTGCAGCACAAATCTTGCGTCACAGATCATTTACATTTCAAGAGTTTTCACAACGCTATGCTGATACCAATTTGTTAGCATCAGACATTCCTATTCCAGAATTACGTCGTCAAGATGAAAAGAATCGTCAGAATTCTACAGATGATCTTGAAGAAGAAAAAGTATTTGTTATGAATAAAATGATTCAAGACCTTTTTAGAGATGCCCAAGATGTCTACAATTTTCTTTTATCACAAGGAGTAGCAAAGGAGTGTGCAAGGTTTGTATTACCTTTGGCAACACCAACACGTATCTATATGACAGGTTCGGTAAGATCATGGACACACTACATCAACCTTCGCTCTGCTCATGGCACTCAAAAAGAGCATATGCAAATTGCTGA